TTGTTGGGTAGATAAAAGAGTCCAATTTAATAAAGGAAAATGGGATTGGTGTCCAAGACATCAAGGCACTAATTCTGAACATATATGTCATAAAAATATTAAACCTGAAAAAGTTTATGAAGTATTATTAAAACTATTAAAATTTAAATAAAAATACACATATTTATAATTAAAACAATTAAACAATGAAGTTATCTAAAGAAGAATTACAATCAATTAATGATTTACAGTTACAAAGCGATCAAATTAAATTTGCTTTTGGAGAGTTAAAAATCCAAGAATTAAATTTATTTGAACAACTTAAAAGTGTAGGTGTGCAACAAAACGAATTAGGGGTAGTCCTTACTGAAAAATATGGAAATGGCCGAATTGACTTATCAACTGGGGAAGTTACACCTCTTGATGAAGAAAATACCACAACTCCAGAAACACCTTAATTTTTTGAGGTTTTTTTTAATATTTATAAATAAATACAATAAATAACATATAAAATGGCAGAAACATTAATATCACCTGGTGTATTGGCTCGCGAAAATGATCAATCTTTTATTCAAGGTCAACCAGTAGAAGCAGGAGCGGCTGTAGTAGGACCAGCGGCTAAAGGTCCTGTTGGCATTCCAACATTAGTAACTTCATTTAGTGAGTACAGAGCAATTTTTGGTGGAGCTATTACTAGTGGATCATCAGAATACACTTACTTAACATCAATCTCAGCAAATAATTATTTTTCTCAAGGAGGAAAGTCATTATTAGTAACTAGAGTAGCAAAAGGTACATTTACCGATGCTACATCTACGGATTTATATAATTCTGTAGAAACTGGGGATTTAGCATTAAAAACTTTATCTGTTACAGGTGGTGTAGGAGGAGTAGCTTCAACTTATAGTAATGTTCCTTTAACAGCATCAAATGGTACTGAAGGTATTATTACTATTGTAAAAGGTTTAGCAGCAGGTAAATTAGACACCTCAGCAGATGCTTTGTTAAGTTCAATTTCACAACAATCTACAGGAGTAGCAGCTTCTACTTACGCAAGTGTTGCAACAACAACAAATGGCGCAGGTTCAGGAGCAGTATTAACTTTAGTAGCTGATGGAACTGTTTCTTCAGTTACAGTAACGACACAAGGAAGTGGATATGCTGTTGGAGATGAGTTAGTTGTAGCAGGAAGTGCTATTGGATCATCATCAGATATTAAATTTATATTAGTAGCAGATGATATAGTAGTAGAAGTAGAAAGTGCAACTATTACTACAGCAGGAAGTGGATATGTTGTAGGAGAAACAATTTCAGTAGGATCAGCGGCGTTAGGAGGAGGAACAGATGTTTCTTATACTTTAACTGCTGGAGATATTGTAAATCAAGTTCCTTTTGTATTATCTACTATATCTGAAGGAGTTATAATGAATAGTTCAGGTTCAGAAGTAGGAAATGGCGCTTTATCTTTAGGTACACAAGACAACATTCGATGGGAAATTGTTTCATCAAACGTAAATTCTGGTACATTTAGCTTATTAGTTCGTAGTGGTAATGATACTAACCGAAATAAATCAATTTTAGAAACTTGGACAAACTTATCATTAGATCCAAAAGCACCTAATTATTTAGAAAAAGTAATTGGTAACACAAGCTATTCTATAGTAGTTGATGGTGTTGATTCTTACGTACAATCACAAGGAGAATATATTAATAAAAGTAAATACTTAAGAGTATCTGCAGTAACAGCAAAAACACCAGATTATTTCGATAATGCTGGAAATGCAAAATCAGCATATACTTCAAGCTTACCATTTGTAGGTTCAGGTTCATTTAGTGGAGCCGTAGGTACATTATTTGGTGCTGGAGCTAAATTTTATGATCAAATCACAGCAGCTGATATCCAAGGATTAAGCCCTAGTGATTATACATCATCAATCACTTTATTAAATAATAAAGATGATTATAAATTTAATTTACTTACAGCCCCAGGATTAAATTCATCTGATCACTCAACACCAGTAAATTTATTGGTTACAACAGCAGAAGCACGTCAAGATTGCATCGCTGTAGTAGACCTAGATGGGTATGGGACAGGAATTAGTACTGTAATTAATAACGCAGCTTCGTTTGATAGTTCATATGCAGCTACATATTTCCCTTGGTTACAAACATTAGATCCAAATACGGGACAAGCAGTATTCGTACCAGCTTCAACATTGATACCTGGTGTATATGCTTTCACAGATGCTTCAAGTGATGCATGGTTTGCACCTGCAGGTTTAACAAGAGGTGCTCTTGGAAATGTAACTAAAGCAGAAAGAAAATTAACAACAACAAACAGAGATTCACTATATGAAGCTAATGTAAATCCAATTGCAACATTCCCAGGAAATGGAGTTGTAGTATTTGGACAAAAAACATTACAGAAACGAGCTAGCGCATTAGATCGTGTGAATGTACGTAGATTATTGATTGCTCTAAAAGGCTATATATCTCAGGTATCTGACAACTTAGTATTTGAACAAAACACGATTGCTACAAGAAATACTTTCTTAGCACAAGTAAACCCATACTTAGAATCAGTACAACAAAGACAAGGATTGTATGCATTCAAAGTAGTAATGGATGATACTAATAACACTCCAGATGTAATCGATAGAAACCAACTAGTAGGTCAAATCTATTTACAACCAACTAGAACAGCAGAATTTATTATGTTAGATTTTAATGTTTTACCAACAGGAGCAGTTTTTCCGGAATAAAAACAAAATATTTAAATATTTATAATAAAATAAACACATAAAATGGCAGTATTAGATCCTAACGAAATATTTTATACGGCATTTGAGCCGAAACAAAAGAACAGATTCATCATGTATATTGATGGTTTCCCTTCATACCTTATGAAAGGTGTAGGAGCTGTAACTGTATCACAAGGAACAGTACCTTTAAATCACATTAACGTTCAACGTTTTGTGAAAGGTAAAACAACTTGGGGTACTATTCAATTTACATTATTTGATCCAATCACTCCATCTGGTGCACAATCAGTAATGGAATGGGTTAGATTACATCACGAATCAGTAACAGGTAGAGATGGGTATAGTGATTTCTATAAAAAAGATTTAACTATTAACGTATTAGGACCTGTAGGTGATATCGTATCTGAATGGATTATCAAGGGAGCATTAATTACAGAAGCTTCATTTGGAGATTACAACTGGGATACTGAAAATGCTGCTCAAGAACTTACAATGACAGTACAACCTGATTATTGTGTATTAAATTTCTAATTTTTCATTTTACTTTAAATAATAAACAGAAGGAGCTTGATTTGTCAAGCTCCTCTTTTTTATTCATATTATCCCTTTAAGTAAGGGTGGAAGCTTCTACTATACCAACACCCAACCCTTAACTGTAGAAGAGAACAGAAAAAAGAAAGATAGGTTGGATATTAGATAGATTTTTTTTATATTACATATGTATTAACGAACAAAACGTTTTAATAAATAAAGATTATGACTGAATTTAAATTCCCAACAGAAGAAATTGAATTACCCTCTAGAGGATTAATATACCCTCCCGACAACCCACTATCCAGTGGTAAAGTAGAAATTAAATATATGACTGCTAAAGAAGAGGATATTCTAACCAACCAATCTTACATACAGAAAGGTACAGTTTTAGATAAATTGCTAGAATCTGTAATAGTATCTAAAATTAACATTAATGACTTAATTGTAGGTGATAAAAATGCACTTTTAATAGCAACTCGTATATTAGGGTATGGTAGTAATTATGAAATCACCATTAATGGAAATGTAGAAAGTATTAACCTTACAGATATCGAAAATAAACCCTTTAGTGAAGATAAGGTACAAAAAGGAGTAAATGAATTTTCTTTTACTTTACCTCATAGTGATACACCAATCACTTATAAAATTTTAACTGGTAAAGATGAAAAAAATATAGAAAGGGAACTAATTGGACTTAAAAAAATAAACAAAAATTCTTCCCCTGATTTATCAACAAGATTAAAATATGTAATAACCTCAGTTAATGGGGATACAGAAACAAAAACTATTAGAGAATTTGTGGATGGGTATCTATTAGCTAGAGATTCTAGAGCACTACGAGAACACATCAAAAATACCCAACCTGATGTAGACCTTAATGTAATTCTAGATTCAGGAGAGGAGGCTAAAGTGCCCATTGGGCTTAACTTTTTTTGGCCTGACGCCTAGTCTAGCACCCCAAATAAGAATAAATTTATTTAGACAGATCCACCAAATAATTTTCCATGGAAAGGGTGGGTATGATCACCATACTGTATATAATATGCCATTATGGCTTCGTAAATTTACATTTTCTGAAATTCAAAAGTTTTATGACGATGAAAAGGAAGCACAAGAAAAACCAACTTCAGGTAAATCAAATTTAATAAATTCCGATGGTACTGTAAACGCCCCTGATTTTAAAAAAGCATCACAAGATTACAAAGGAAGGAGCAGCTATAAATAGTTGCTCTTTTTGATATTTATAACAAAATACCTTTATGGCATCCGAACAAGACTTAAATAGAGCTAAAGAACTTCTTGCTACTGAAGAAGCAAGATTATCTATAAAGCAAAAACAGAACAACTTAGATTCTGATTCTGTTGGCCTTGCTTCTTCCCTAGTTGACTCTATTAAAGAAATTCAAGGTATAAGTACTAAAAGAACAACTTTTGATACTAATATACTTAAGATTAATAAAGATATTTCTAAAGAAATATTAGGGCAAAAAAGGGGTCTTGCTTCGGTTGAAGCTATAGATAAACAACTACTCAAAAATAAAGAATCCCTTAATAAAGCTTCAAAAATAGAAAATGCTTTAATCTCTTCTTTATCTTCTAAAGAACAAAAAAGGGTAAAATATGCTAATGATAGAGCTAGCGATATTTTAAAGGAAAAATCAATTCAAGAAGATTTACTAGCAGCCGCGGAAACAGGAGCAGGGTTTGACCGAATAGCATTTGAAGCCTCTGAAAAAAGACAATTAAATGCTGAAGATACATTATCTTATCATACTAGATTATTGGGTCCTTTAGGTCAACAAGCAGTATTTACTAAACAAAATGCTGATGAATTAGAACGTCAGAATAAGATAAGAGAAAAAGAAAAGGGTATTATTGAAGCCAATGAAAAAAAATTAGGAGCTTTTGGTGGTATTTTAAAAGGTATAAGTAAAATACCTATATTAGGGGACTTAGTAGACACGGACGCCATATTAGGTAAGGCCATGGATAAAATAAAAGATGGAGGAAGTGGTGTTGCCGGTTTAGGTGCGGGGTTGAAAGAAGCAGGAAGTCAAATGCTATCAAGTCTTACAAACCCTGCTAACATAGCTTTATTCGCTTTTACTCAAATGCTTTCCCTACTAAAAACAATGGGTGAGCTCATACTAGGGAATAATGCAAAAATAACTCAGTTTGAGAAAACTATGGTTATGTCTAGTAGTGAAGCTAAAACTCTTGCAGGTACTTTTTCTGAAACCGCTGGGGAATTAGATGATATAAATGTAACAAGTAAGGGTATGATCCATACCTTTATGGATATGAGCCAACAATTTGGCTTTATGGCCAAATTTTCACAAGACACATTAGCAACTGCTACTAGGTTACAAGCAACAACCGGTATAACTGCTGAAGCAGCAGGATCACTAGCTGCATCTTCAGAAATAACTGCCGGGAGTTTTGATGACCAATATAAAAACGCACTAGCTACCAGTTACGAATTACAAAGACAAACAGGAGTTCAGTTTGATATGAAAGGAATTTTAGAAGAAACTTCTAAAGTAACTGGAACTGTTAGAGCTAACTTAGGTGGAAATATAGAAGCAATTGCAAAAGCAGTTACTCAAGCTAAACTATTTGGTGCCTCCTTAGATGATGTCGCGTCTGCGGGAAATGCCTTGTTAGATTTTGAAAGTTCAATAACCAAGGAACTAGAAGCTGAATTACTAATTGGTAGAAATATTAATTTAGAGAAAGCAAGGGCAGCGGCCTTAGCCGGTGATCAAGTAACACTAGCACAAGAATTACAAAAGGAAGCAGGTACCTTATCTGAATTCCAAGATATGAATGTTATACAACAACAGGCTTTAGCTGCTGCCATGGGTATGACTTCTGATCAAATGGCTGATATTTTATTTCAACAAGAAATACAAGGAAAATCAGCAGAAGATTTAAGAGCATTAGGTAAAGACGAATTGGCAAATAGGTTAGAGCAACAAACAGCTCAAGAATCTTTAGCTGCCTCAATGGAATCGGCTAAATCAGCCTTGGGTGATATGTTAAAATTTATAGACCCTTTACTACAAGGAGTTGCTTTATTTGCAACAACACTTTCGGGTATGGTTCCTATTATAGGAGCATTAGGTGCTGGTTTTGCTTTTATTAAAATTTCCCAAATGGCCACATCAGGTGCATTAATGAAAAATTTAGGTCTTATGTGGGGTCAAGTAAAGGCATTAGCTGCTCAAGCTGTTGCTTTTGCTGTTGCAAACCCCTTTACGGCACTTGCTGGTTTAGCAATTGCGGGGGGTGTAGGTGCCTATTTATACTCTCAAGCAGATGATATGATGTCTCCTGGTGGAGCTGGAGGTGGATATGGTAAACGTACTCTAATGGGTCCTGAAGGGGCAATTGCCCTAAATAATAAAGATACTGTTATAGCAGGAACTAATTTATTTCCTAAAGAAAATGGATCATCTCAACAAAGTGTAACAAACACTACTGTAGTTAAACCCGATAATGGTAAAATGGAAAGCCTATTATCTAAATTAGTTATGCAAAACGATAAAAAACAAGAAATATCACCAGTTGGTTTATATGAAATTGCTTAATTCAATATTTATAACAAAATAAAATTATGGGAATATTAGACAAATTACAATCTGCAGGTTCAGTATATTCAAGAGATAATGGAGCAACTCCATTAACTCCAAGATTTGCTGATTCTACTTTACACAAAGAATACTCTATAACGGGAGCACCCGCTGTATTAGGAAAACCTTCACCATCACAATTAGATTTAAATGGTAGTTCTCCTGACAAATATATAGATAATTTACCAGAATAAATACTTTTTAAATGGGACTAGTTAATTTAACAACAAACTTAAAGTCCTTACGTTACGGAAAAGATAGAATAGGTGGGGGATCTAGTGGTCAACCTTATATCAAAACAGATATACCTGATAGCTTTTCGGATGTAGGGAAGACCGGAGGACCTGATGTCATTTTACGAGGTGGAACTTTAGTACCTGGTAGAGCGGCTAAAGATGTCTCTAGGTTAACTCAAATGTTTTTTGATTTTAAATCAATTGGAGGTCCTTTATTCATAGCCAAAGAAAATATCCTTTCTCGAACATCGGTTGCCATAGATGGTCAAGGTAAAGCACTAAATAACGGTGTATACTTGCCGACCTCTACTCTGTTACAATCCGCTGGTAATTCTTTAGGTTTACATTTAAATAAGCAAGGAATTGATCCTTTTAAAGGTATAGGAAAAGACGGTGGTGGTATATTTGAATTATTTGGGGGTACAGATCCATTAGGACAACCTAGCTACTCAGCAATAACCTCTAATCCCAGATATGAAAGTAAATTAAAAGGGTTTGTTAATAGTAAAATTAATACTAAAACAACCGATACAGAACTTCTTAATTATCAAGGAGGACCTGGATCTGTATTAGGAATTGGTAGAACTAGAATACCTTTAGCTAAAAACAGAACAGGAGTTAACAATAGTAAATTATTCTACACTCTAGGTAAAGTATCAGGAGATCTTAATAACCCTGATTCTTCCTTTACCTACACCCCATCAGTATATGATAAACAAACTGATACTACGGGTTTACAAGGAAAAAGAGATAATGATTTCTTCTTAAGAACAGGGGCATCAATAAAATACCTTGAATTAGGAGTTGACCCCAAAGATAAAGCAATTTTATCAAGTGGTGTTAACGGAGATGGTAGTATAAAATATCCTACTGTTGAAACTTATAAACAAAAAGAAGTTGATAATAAAGTTTTAGAAGACTTTAGAAGTAAAAATAATAAAACCTTTAGTCTAGATTATACAAAAGATAACATTGAAACCCGAGTAAATCTAGGTAACCCTGGAAAAAAAGGAAATATTTCAAATTATCAAATAGGAAAAAGGGATGCTGCTGGTAAAAAAATAGGAGCTACTGATAAAATAAACGCCTTTCCTCTTTATAAATCTGGTGTAGTTACTCAAGATGAAGCAAAAAATGATTTAGTAAAATTTAGAATTGGTATTATTCAAAATGACAATCCTGCTGAAAAGGTATTTATACACTTTAGAGCACTTTTAGATGGTATGAGTGATAGCTATTCAGCCGATTGGGCAGGTGATAGTTTAATGGGTAGAGGGGAAAAATTTTATAGATATAATGGGTTTGAGAGAAGCATTTCATTAGGGTGGACAGTAGTAGCTCAATCCAAGGATGAATTAATTCCCATGTATCAAAAACTAAATTATTTAGCATCAACTCTAGCCCCTGATTATTCTAAATCCTCAGGTTATATGAGAGGTAATTTAGCAACATTAACAGTAGGGGGGTATTTATATGAACAACCTGGTATTATTACAGGTTTAAGTTACAATGTTCCCGAAGAATCACCTTGGGAAATTGCAATTCCAGCTTTAGGAGGAGCAGATAAAAATAATAAAATAAAATCAGATAAATCGGTAAAGGAAATGCCTCACATGATAAAAGTTTCTGGTTTTAATTTTATACCTATTCATGAATTTGTCCCATCTGTTCAAAAGAATGATTTTGATTCTAATGGTAAGTTAAGTAAATTCGGCCAAGAAAGATATATATCTCTAAAAAACGGAGTAAATGATAACTATGATGATGTAAATTATATTAAATAATGAAAAGATATCAAAATACAGAAATATTAAATGATCCACAAGGAAAGAGATATTATGGTACTACTAAATACCCTGAAATCCCTTTATCTCTAGAAGATATTTATGTTTATACTACCCAAGGAGATAGATTTGATTTATTAGCACAACAATATTACAGCGATTCTTCCTTATGGTGGATAATTTCTTCATCAAACAGTGACCTCCCACAAAATTCTTATTACATTCCAGAGGGTAGGCAAATTAGAATCCCTCAAAATATAGCAGCAGTGATTTCCCAATTTAGGGCCTTAAATGAAAGATAGTTATGAATGGAAATATAGTAGGAGAAGAATTTGAAGATTATGTATTTGATCAAATATCTCAAAGACAAACCAACCAATATGCGGGTTACGAAACACCTCGTACACCGGAACAAATTCAATATTTAAATAACACTACAGCTTGGGTAAAATTAGCATCCGGGGTTAAGATTGATGAGTCTAACGGAGGGCTTGATCGACTTAGAACTATATTAAATGGTGATTCGGAAAACGGATTTAAAGGAACCGAATTAGCAAAAAGTACCGTATTATTTAATGGTTTATCTGAAACAGATCCTGCTACATATAAAGATGGAAAAAAAGTAGAAAAATTAGCAGAGTATAATTTTAGATCCGGATACTCAAAAACAAATACTATATGGAACTCAACATCAGCCTATGGGTTAGGTGGTCCTGAATTTGGACAACAACCAATGCCTGGAATCCAATCAGTTAATGTTAAATCCTTAAACCGAGGCTCAATTAGAGAGGCTAATGTTAAAATAAAAGCATACAATAAAATCCAATTTGCAATCATCGAATTCTTATATTTAAGAATAGGTTTTAGTATGATGTTAGAATGGGGGAATGATAAATTTATCAACAACAAAGGTGAATTTCAACCCACTGGAAACACTATTATTGAAGATTTATGGTTTGATGATAATGGATATACTCAATTGAGTATGATTGACGCTATAGAAAGGTATAGAAATATATATTCTGGAAATTATGATGGTTTCTTTGGTAAAGTAGTAAATTTTACATGGACCTTCGGGGCGGATGGAAGTTATGATATTGATTTGAAATTAATAACAGTAGGTGATATAATAGAATCACTCCAAGCAAATATCCCTGTAAACTCATCAGAAGTATCAACAATAGATTCACAAGTTTCATCCTCAGTTAAAGACACAGGAGTTTATCAAAATCTTGCAGAATCATCAATAGTAAATGCTGCACAAAACAATAAAATAGGAAAATATTTATTTACTAGTATAGGAGATAAAACTTTATGGGATGATTCCAACCCAGAATATTTCTCCCTAAAAGAACAAAACATATCAACTTCAAACCGCAGAGGTAGAAATAGTAATAATTTCCAATTAGACCAAAAAATAAACGATAAATATAACTATTTTATGACATTTGGGGAGTTATTATATATTTTTAAAAATAATTGTATTCCGGGTATAGAAACAAGTAAGGGTATCGAACCTTTATTAAATATGGAATCTGATGAAAATTCTAATAAAATTTCATATTACCCAAACCAAACCTCTTTAGACCCTAGAATTTGTATTTTTAATTATGTTTTTGGTAGTATAGGGGAAGAAAACCCTAAATACAGCATAAGTGGTATTAAAAGTCCCCCATACTTAAAAACCCTAAAAGAATATATAGGAGTTGAAGGAACAGATGTAATATATGGGAAATTAATGAATATATATTTAAATTATGATTTTATTTCTAAATGTTTAATATCTAACACTAAAGATGGAAAGTTATCCATGTTTAAATTTTTTCAAAAAATATGTGATGGGATTAATTCATCTTTAGGAGGCGTAAACAATATAGAACCTGTTATAAAAAATGATAAAATTGTAACTTTTATAGACCAAAACCCTATCCCCGGATATTTAGAATTAATAGGTAAAGATAAAACGGTTGTAGATTTAGAAGTATATGGTTATAATCAATCTAAGAAATCTTCAAACTTTGTAAAAGATATTTCCTTTAAAACCGAAATTACACCTCAATTAGCTTCTATGATAACCATAGGAGGGGGAGGTGGTGAAAATGAAGATGGAACTGCCTTTTCTTACTGGAATGAGGGTTTAATAGATAGGTTCCAACCAAAAATAAATGAAACTAAAGATAAGGTTACTCCCCAAGAAAAATTAAAAAAGGATAGAGTAGAATATTTAATTAACTACTTTAATTCAAATTCATCATGGAATGCATTTTCTAGTACTGATTCTTCCGACCCTACAGGTAAAACATACCCCAATAAATTTGGAGGTGAAAGAAGGAATATAAGGTTAGATGTTATACGGGGTGTATATTCTTGTAAACAATTTATAAAACAAGTTTTAGATAACGACGCTTACCTAAAAAAATACAAAAACCTAATTTCTCAATCACAATTAGCAGGAGAAAAACAAAATAATTATGCTGCCTATTTAGCTGAAGCCTTTGGGGGTTCAACTGGTATAGTAGTTCAATCTAGGGAAGAAAGAAGGAGGTCAAGTTCTAAAACAAAAATTATAAACAAAACCTTACAACCCATTCCTCTTAGTAAAGCAAAATATACTTTATTTGATAGCAAGTTTATAAGTAGAGCTAAATCTACCTATACCGTTTATATAAATTCAATGATGCGAGCTCAATTTGATAGTGATGGTAAAGATAAATCTCCTTCAAATCAAATTGGTTTTATCCCTGTGGGTTTTGGGGTTCAATTACAAGGTATTTCGGGTGTAAAAATTTATAATAAATTAAATATTAACAATACTTTTCTACCCTCACAATATCCTAAGGCCTTAAAGTTTTTAGTAAAATCTGTTAGTCATACAATAGAAAATAACACTTGGACTACAAGCCTAGATACCTTATCCATTCCTAAAGTTAGAAAAACACCACGAAAAGGTGCACAGAAGTTTATAGATGCCTACCAAGTCCAAATTGGGGGGACTCCACTTGTTCCTTTTGATCAACAAGGTCCTGAAGTTCCAAAAGATAGTACTAAATCATACATGATTGGAGAAATTAGATATAAAGGAAAGTATTATAATTATGATGAAGCATCTAAGTTTATGAACATTGATGCCCAACCTACCTTCAGAGCCTTTTTCAAAGATTTTGTAAAAAACTGGCGCGGGTACACTATGCAAATAAATGCTATAGATAGATCAATTGCTAAATCACTAGGTCTAAACACATTTAACTCACAAAACGCCGAACCAGGTTATTCCAAACATAACTATAGTGCGGCTATAGACTGTAATATAATAACTCCATCAAACTATATGCTTCCTAAAAAAGGAATGAAGAATGGATGGATAAACCATGGATTTAGAAAACTTGCTGAAACCCATAACATAGAATGGGGAGGTAACTTCGGAACGTATGAAGATTGTGTCCATTTTGCATATAACTTCAACATCAATAAAGCAGTAGCCAATGCAACTGAAGTTTATGGGTCAGTTTATAACCTCCCTTCATCTAAGGGAAAAGAAATTAAATTAACGTAATATGTACTATCCTAAATCCCAAATCCAAGAAAACTTACACACCAATGGTGGGGAATTAAAACCCTTTAACTCTAACGATGAATATAAAGGATATTACTTTAAAACATCTAATGGGGAATTTTTCACTGGAAAATCCCCTTCTGATAAACCAAATATACCACTTGATTTCATTGGTGAAGAACTTCCAATTACAAATTCCAACTCAAACAACCTTAATTCCAAAAGAAGAAATGCATTTCAACCCCCAGAATCAGAACCATTACCTGACAATTATTTTATAATAGAAGATTCGTATTACAGCGCAAAGTTAATTCCAACAAATCGAGGAGAGGCACCTCGACTTCCCCAACAATCAAAACCAATACCTAATCAAGATGATTATAAAATAGGTGAATTTGAAAGATACTTTGTAAAAAAGGCTAATGAAAATAAGTTTATTGAAATTAATGAAGATGAATATAATTTGTTTGAAGTCCAAAATTCCAAAGTTCAATTTAATTTATATATTCCTATAAAATTTACATGGGCAATAACCGGAGATAGAACAGAGGTATTTAATAGGAATAAATCAATATCCTTTTTATATGAAACAAGGGATAAATTACCTGGTTTTAGTCTATTATTCCAAAACAAATTTGATAAGTATTTTAAACCTTCCTAGGCTACGCCAATAATATTTCGTATATTTAGGTAAAATAAAGGTATATGTACTGGCTTGTAGAAAACGAGGAACAGTTAAATGTTTTGATAAATAGTGGTTATAAAAAAGCGTTCATTGAGGTAATACCTTATAATGATACAATACACCCCGTACTGAATCACGTAAGTTTAGTGTATATTAGACCAATTGAAGCGAGCAAAGGCTTTATGGTATGTATT